GATTAAGTGATGACGAGTTATCAGAGTTATTTGCTAAATGTGGATGGGTTGAAGAAAACGATAATTTGCGTGAATTAGGATTTTATAAACACGCAAGGATGCTTGAACAAGCATTAAAGGAAAAGAATTATGAATAAAGACGAAGCATTGAAGATGGCGATTGAAGCGTTGGAAAGATATGGAGATGCTTATGGTGGTACTGATGGTGACTTTGAAGCATTGAAAGCATGTAAAGAAGCATTAGAACAAGACCAATTAAATCTATCCTGCAAGTCAGTACAGAAAAGACTAGCAACGCAATGGGGATATGTAGAACAGCCATTACAAGAACCTATGGCTATTATTATGCCAATTTATGATGATGACCCTCAATGGAATGATGTTATTGATTGTTATTTACCTCCTAATACAAAACTTTACACCCACCCTGCACCATCATGGCAAGGATTAAGTGATGATGAGATAAGAGCAATTGATGATGTAACGCTTGGTGATTATTATGTTGAAGAACTGGCTACTAAATTTGCTCGTGCTATTGAACAAGCATTAAAGGAAAAGAATTATGAATAAAGACGAAGCATTGAAGATGGCGATTGACGATTTAGAGTTATGCAATGGTGCAGAAACAGTTGAAGGTATAATTATTTATACCCATGAAACAATCCAAGCCTGCAAAGAAGCATTAGAACAGCCAGCACAAGATGCAGAACAATTTTTTGAACATGGTAAAAAGATAGCAAAGTGGGCTGATGGACAGAATAAACAGCCAGCACAAGAACCTGTAACGTTATTAGAAGCATTGTCAGATTTAGAACATCAACAATGGATGAAGTGGGCGCAATCTATTATTGATAGTGAACCTATTAGCGAAGCAAGAAAGCAACGTTGGGCTACGATGATGGTTGACTATAAAGACTTGCCTGACAATATCCAAGAGTACGATAGGGAATGGGCTAGAAAAGTATTAGCTATCACCCACCCTGCACCATCATGGCAAGGATTAAGTGATGATGAGATGGAGAAAATTCATAGCAAATGGATGGAATGGGAAAATACAATGGATTTTGCTCGTGCTATTGAACAAGCATTAAAGGAAAAGAATATATGATAGTGCCTAGAATAACTTTGCCTGAAAATGATTATAGCCGTATGGTTAATTATACAACTAGAACCAATCCTGAATTTCATTACAGAGAATTAGAACGTATTAAAACAGGAACATGGTTTTTTGGTTTATTTAATACATACAAATATGAATGGTCTGAATGGAAAACAGATTCAGCATTAAAGGAAAAGAATCATGCTAGAACATGACAAATTGCCGTTCAAGAAAATGATGGGCGCTCTCACTACGAACTATGGGAAGCCTGACCTTGACATCGAGATGCTTCGTTTGTGGTGGGGAAAATTAAAGGTGTATGACTTCAACATGGTATCAATGGCACTAAGCAAGTGGATAGGCACAAACAAGAAGATGCCAACGATTGCTGATGTGATAGAGTTATGCAAAGCACAAGAGCAACGCGTGTTTAGTATGGCATTGCCACGTAGGTATACAGATGAGGAACGCCAGGCTAATCGTGATAGGCTTGCTGACATGAGAAAAGAATTGGGGTGGAAGCAATGAAATACTTATCAGTATGTAGTGGGGTAGAAGCTGCAACAGTTGCATGGCACGATTTAGGATGGAGTCCTGTAGGATTTTCAGAAATTGAGAAGTTTCCTAGCCAAGTTTTACAACATCACTACCCAAGCGTTCCTAACCTTGGTGATATGACTAAATACAATGAATGGAATATCAATGAACCAATCAACCTTCTTGTGGGAGGAACCCCATGTCAATCTTTCTCAGTCGCAGGACTCAGAAAAGGACTTTCAGACCCTCGTGGAAACTTGGCACTCGTCTATCTTGGAATTGCTGACAAATTTAAGCCAAAATGGATTGTGTGGGAAAATGTCCCAGGAGTCCTTAGTTCAAATAGTGGACGGGACTTTGGCTCCTTCCTCGGGGCGTTGGCTGAACTCGGGTATGGGTTCGCATACCGAGTGCTTGACGCTCAAAATTTCGGAGTCCCACAAAGACGCAGGAGAGTGTTTGTTGTCGGATGTCTTGGAGATTGGCGAAGTGCTGCCTCAGTATTATTTGAGCGCGAAAGCATGTCAAGGGATATTGAGAAGGGCAAAAAAGAGAAACAAGACATTGCCAAGTGCATTACAACAGGCATTGGAACAAGGTATGATGGAGAAACAGATACCTTCGTTATAACAAAAGTTTATGAAACTCATCCAGCAGATAGTCGCGTAAAAGAAATGGGCGATATTTGCCAAACTGTTACTAGGAGATGGGGGTCTGGTGGTGGTAATGTGCCTCTCGTATCTAAAAATATGCAAGTTAGAAGATTAACGCCACTAGAATGTGAAAGATTACAAGGGTTTCCAGATAACTATACTAAAATATCTGAAAGTTCAGCAGATAGTAATCGATATAAAGCAATGGGAAACAGCATGGCTGTGCCAGTTATGAAATGGATTGGAGAACGAATTGAAATGGTACGCCTGGGGCAATTACGCAATAGTGAACTTTAAATATAAGCCAGGGGATGTGGATAAAGTCATACGCATGAAAGGCTATGCAATTTCTAAATCCCCTCGCCTAGAAGGTGGCAATGTTTACCAAGTGTGGAAACTTCCCTCTGAGCTGCTGGCCAAATTCAATGTGGTCGAAGATGCCAAAAAGTATGTTGAGGGATTGCCTGCTCAGGATTGAAAATAATATTTCAAAATGCTAACCCAAGTTTAGGGGCCATGATAAAAATTTATCCACAGAAAAAAATATCTACGCCCCTTCGCCTATATTTTGGTTTTAGCAAAAATGGCAAAAAAGTTTAAAAATATCGTAAAAAGTAAACTCAAAGTTTACAAAATTACAGAAAAGTAAACTAAGCGAAACGATTGTAAAAATTGACATTACATAAGCGCGCATAACGCACAATCATAATCAGGGATAAGTATTGCTATTAGATTGATATTAAAATGCGATAGCGGGCTTTAAAATAGCCTTAGCGGGCGTTTCATTGTTTAATTCACCATGCCACAATCAATAGGCAATAAAAAAGCCCCGATTAAGGGGCTAATTCTTACTTGATAGCGTTAAGCGCTTTATTGTCGTTGCTATATGAGTGCCATTCTGGATAGCGAAAAGCAAAGTCTAATAAATTGCATTGATTTTTACCGATAGCTACAAAAGGCGTAACGGTTCCGTGATAGATAGCAAGTTTCATAATTAAACCCCTCTTAAGTCATAATTTTGCGGATAATCTAACGGCTCAATAGTTAAGCATACCTGGCGGCATCCGTTATCGTGTACAGAATGGCGCTCATAAGTTATTGTGCCTTTTAATTCTGTGAATTGGCTTTCTGTTACTTCGATAATATCTGGCTCACTATCCGCTATGCAATATGAGAAAAATCTAACATTTATATTTTCAATCATGATTAAACCCCTTAAAAAGATATTCTATAAGTCATATATTTAGGTTCATTGCTATCTGGATTAAGAAGTACGCTAAACTCATTAAAGCAATTAGCCACAAAATGACTAGCGGGCTTGTCAAGGTGAAGCCATGAACCGCCTTCAAATTGAATAGCATTAGACTGGCGTTTAATAATTTTGCGCGGCTTGTCAATCATTGGCGCGTTTGGATACCAGTCATGCTTAATCATGGTAAGTGTTGAGCCTTCAGTTAAGGCGCGTTTAATATCGCTAAATGTTTTCATAATCGTAAACCTTTCATCGTGTTGTTATCGTATGGCTTAATGCAAGCCCTTAAACCCCCGTTAAGAGGGGCTTAAAAATTGCATTATATAATTGCTTTATATAAAGAGCGCGGCTCAGTGCTTAGATTTTCCACATTTAAAATACATGATAATGGCGCTTTTTCAGTATTTAAAAAACAATCAATGGCGCTTTGCTCACTACTATGGCCATATATAACCATGCTATATATGCCGCTATCGCTTCGGGCCGTGATTTTGTATTGTCGTATGCTAACCATGATTAAGACCCCATTACAGAATTTGAGAATGTAAAATAATAGCCGTCATTGTCCCCGCCATAACCCATGTTAGATATATCCCAATCAAGGTTATTATCAGCTACTAGCTTTTTAACGGCCTCAAAGTGTAGCTTTTCATAACTTAACGGGCTACTTGATGAGATTGTGGCCGTGAAGCCATTAGCATAGGCTTTAATGCGCCCGCCCTTTGTATTTGTTGGGCTTAGATATTTAGTTTTAATAATAATCATAGTGTCGTGTCCTTATCGTTATTTAAGTAGTGGTATGTTCCAAAATGGAACCAGCCATATATTAATATTTTACTTGCTTTATATCGCCAACATTATCGCCTGGCCTTAAATACATAGCTTGCGAAATTGCATCATTTTCACTTTTTGCTTTCACTAAAATCGTTTGATGACTAAAGCCCTTTGAGCCTTTAAATATTGGGAATGCTATCAAATAACTGTGCATGGTGTCGTTTTCCTATCGTAATAAAGGTGAATTGTTTAATGCAAAATCTAATGAGTAGCAAAATGCTATAAAAGCAATAGCCGTTAGAATGTATAAAGCCCAGTCGTGGTTTTTCATGTTAAGCCTCGAAGTCCGCATTAACGATTGAATTGATAAAGGCTTGCCTTGCTTGCTCATTGTCGAAATAGAATTCTACTTGCTCATAAATTGGTTCTTTATCTGACTTGTGCTGAGTGCATACTTGAAGTTTAAGAGTACAAAAAGTCTCGAAAGTATTGCCACGAGCGTGTACTGATTTAACATTGTGTAGTGATAATGAAGCCATGATTGTCGTTTCCTATATAGTGTAAAAATCGTTTAATTAACAACTGCCTATTTTTTAATCAGCTCGGTGTTTCGTTCGCTGATGTCGCATTATAATCATGAAACGTATTGCATAGGGTAAACAATTGTTTTTATGGTAAAGTATTAATTGATAGTTTTTACTTATTGATAAGGTTAAGTGATTGTTTAATATACCTAAAACAAAGCCCGCGATTGAGCTTAAAGAAAAGCACGAAGATGCTAGGCGCTTTAGTGTTGTGCCATTAAGGGCAATTCACGATAAGAGACTCACCAGGGGGGACTTAATCAACCTTATTGCTTTATGTTCTTATTGTTCAAACAACGGCTTTACATTCGTTGCACATTCCACAATCGCTCAATTAAGAGGTTGCAGCGTACAAAATACGTCACGGGGATTAAAGAAACTTGAGAGGCTCGGATACTTTGAGCAAGTTAGAAAAGGTTACACGGGCTTAAGAGGTTCATTAAAGCGTGTCGTATTCGATGACTCATTAACAATTGAAGACATTATAAGTATAAGTAACACACCAATAGAACAACCAACCAAAGAGGCTCAAACAATGGCTAGATATAAGAAGGCAACAACACCAACCAATAACCAAGTAGATGCAAATACACCGATAAGTTTTAATGATGCGGTACTAGTTGTTTCTCACTCTCTCAAGTCTGATTCTAATCTGCTCACTCTCGAGCGTATCGTATCCCAAGGCATCTCACGCGGTGAGTTACTCAAGCGCCTGGATGAGGGTACCCTATTCTAGCTAGGAATATTCAATGGGGTTAGTGCGAATCGTGTTGAGTGTAGCGTGTGAGAGAAGCCACCCCTTGCCCCCCTGCCCCATCGCCTAGCGGTAGGGGTACATGAAGCAATTTTTCCTGAGTTTTTTGTAGTACAGATACTTACCATGATGTATATAGCATGCGTATATACTTGTGTTTAGACATATTGTAACTAGGCTTTAAAGACAATACCTAACCTAACCCGAATAAATAAAGTATTCAGTTATAAACACCCTAAGGTGCGCTACTCTCGTTTATCTAATCTATACCTGTATGGTACCCACAGCTCTTGGCCCCGATTTTATCACTAACCTTGCATATAGCGCGTATTAGCCTTTAAGGAGTACCCTGCGGTTCGATATGTTTATCTGCATCTGTCGTAGCTACATTTGCAAGGGCTGGGTAATGGCCCCGTTCTGTTTAATATACTCTTTTTATATATTTTTGCAAGTAATTTATTATGATATACTGAGCTATCTAGTGGATATATAAGGGGTTGACATGTTATGGGTATTGGTAGGTGGGTTAGTAATCTTTATTGCATGGATTGCAATTGATATGCTAATAGAGAAGGTATTTGACAATAGTGATTTAGGAGATTCAGACTATGGCTGTTAATGAATATAATAAGTTCTTAGTGCGATTGACACCAAAGACTAGGGCTATGTTAGATGCTGCACATAAAGATAAGGAAATGCCTAGGGCGCATATTGTGAACCTAGCATTAAAGAGTTATCTTAAAGAATATAGTAATGTAGATTTAAATGCACGTTTAAACGCGTTAAATGTATGATACTAACGCTACCTTATCCACCATCAGTCAACACGTACTGGAGAGCAAATGGTAAAAGACGCTTCATTTCTAAAGCTGGTGTGGAGTTTAAACATGCTGTGCAGGAATATGTTATCAATAATGCAATTCCTAAACTTGGCAGCGCTCGCCTTCGTGTGGACATTGTTATTCGCCCTCGTAGTCGTCGCGTATTTGATATTGACAATCTGCTCAAAGCTATCCTCGATGCTCTCATGAACGCTGGCGTATACGATGATGATAGCCAAGTAGATGATTTACACATAACCCGTGGCGACCCATGCCCTAATGGGGCTTGTTTAGTAGTAATCGAAACAATCAAAGGAGATTAAAATGGATTTTAGTTTTATTAAGTTGCCTAAGGGCATTAAAATGCGCAATCCGTATAATTCAGAATTAGAATATTTTAAAAAAAATCCCAATGTTGCTGGCATGGCGGCTGATGATAATAAGGTTATTCTTAACCCGTTTGCAAATAGAAAACCAGAAGAATATCAAAGCGTAGCAATTAATGAGTCATCTAGAATCTTAATGCGCCAACCAAAATATGCTCCAAAATTTGATTTAACTTACCAACAAAAATCATTTCTAGATAGCACTTCTTATAGAAACGCATCTGAAGATGATAGAAAAGCTACTATTGCTGCAAGGATTTTATCTGGAGACCCGTCTGCTGGTATTCCTTCTAATGAACAAATGTTATTTGCAAGTGAGTTGCGCAAACAATTAGGTTTAGAGTAATGGCTGAAAAAGAAGATACAAGGAAGATTAAACGCATCCCATCTCTAAAGAATTATGGTGGTGTGCGTACTATTCAGAAAACACTAGAGCGTTCTGCAACATTAGAGGCTAATCGTGAGGCCGTCGCTTATGCGTTGCTGACAATGGCTAACACAAACCTTACTGACATTATGAGTTGGGATGAGAATGGTACGGTCAAAGTCAAAGCGTCAAAAGATATTCCTGAGCATGCGTTACAGGCGATTAAGAGTATCAAGTCGAATACAAGGTATGATAAGGATGGCGGTGCGACGACGACTATCGACATCGAATTGTTTGATAAAATTGGCGTTCTGCGGTTATTGGCAAAAGCGTCTGGGTTACTTGACCAACAGCAAGAATCAGACAAGCCATCAGTCATTGGCGTAAACATTGTGGCTCCTGACCCTATAGATGCAGAGGTAATAGATGGCGAAAACTAAAGAACAGTCTGCCAAACAGGTTTCGTTTGACGGATTAAACCTAAACTTCTCTAAGTCACCAGAAGTATATAAGTTCCTGCAAGATGATTCATTCGTGCAAGGCTTGATGGGGCCTGTAGGTAGTGGCAAGTCATACGCCTGCTGTGCAAAAATTTTCATAAAAGCGTTACAACAAAAGCCATCGCCTGTTGACAACGTGCGTTATACCCGTTTTGCTGTAGTCCGTAACAGTTATCCTATGTTAAAGACAACGACTATTAAGACATGGCTTGACCTATTCCCAGAGTCTACGTTTGGCCCTATGCTGTGGACTCCACCTATTACTCACCATATACGTTTGCCTGCAAAGGGAGATGCTGCTGGGGTTGACTGCGAGGTTATTTTCTTAGCACTAGACCAACCTAAAGATGTGCGTAAACTTTTGTCCTTGGAACTTACAGGAGCATGGGTCAATGAAGCCAGAGAACTTCCTAAAGCTGTTATTGATGGGCTTACTCATCGGGTGGGTCGCTATCCTACAAAGCGTGACGGTGGCGCAACATGGCATGGGGTCTTTATGGACACCAACCCAATGGATGATGACCATTGGTGGCACAGAGTAGCAGAGAAAGAAAAGGTAACAGGTGCATACGCTTGGAACTTCTTTAATCAACCAGGTGGCGTGATTGAAGTTGACCCTGCTAACTTGCCTGATAACCCAGAAGCTAATGACCATATCTTTGCGTCAGGGCGTTGGTGGAAGATTAACCCTAAAGCAGAAAACTTAAACAACCTTCCTGCTGGCTACTATCCACAGATGCTTGGTGGTAAGAACCTTGACTGGATTCGCTGTTACGCAGAAGGTAAGTACACCTATGTGCAAGAAGGTCGCCCTGTATGGCCTGAGTATAACGACCAAATGATGTCAGCTACCGTGGAGTATGATGACTCACAGCCAATACAGATTGGTTTGGACTTTGGTTTAACGCCAGCAGCAGTAGTTGGACAGCGTTTAGCCAATGGCAGATGGGTAGTCTTGCATGAGATTGTTACTGAGGACATGGGCTTAGAGCGATTTGGTCAACAATTACTTGCAGAGCTGAACGCACGTTACCCTAAAGCACAGGTAATGATGTGGGGAGACCCTGCTGGTATGCAAAGGGATGCCATTTATGAAGTCACCGCGTTCGATTATCTCAGAACTCTTGGTCTACGGGCACAACCAACCCATTCGAACGACTTTAAAGTCCGTCGTGAGGGTGCTGCTGCTCCTATGCAACGTCTTATTGATGGTAAACCTGGACTAATTGTAGACACTTCATGCAAGATGCTACGTAAATCATTGGCTGGTGGGTACCATTTCAAGCGTGTATCAGTAGGGGCAGGGCAAGAACGCTTCCGTGATGCACCAAATAAGAACGAACACTCCCACGTTGGTGATGCTTTTGGCTATCTGATGCTTGGTGGTGGGGAACATAAGCGCATGACACGTAATCCACTAGCTTCTAGTGGCCCTATCTTTGCTAAAACTGTGATGACAGACTTCGATGTATTTAAATATTAAGGAATTAAACGAAAATATGCCAAAGATAAATGGGGTGATATTTGCTCCGTTTGTTTTTGAGCATGCAATGGACATTGAAGGCGGTGAGTTTGCTGGATATTCTGCACAGCGCATGGTTGGCATAAAGACAATGCTAGAAACCCAAGCACAATTTGGATTTGCCTACACTTGTTTCCTACATGGACAACCTGTTGCTGTATTTGGCTGTAGTCTACTGTGGAATGGCGTAGCGGAGATGTGGTCTGTCATTGGAGACGTAGCAAGAACTAAGCCAATTGCCATGACAAAAGTTGGAATTGCCTTTGCAGATATATCTGAGATAGCGATGGGCTTGCATAGATTGCAAATAACTGTTAAAACGTCTGATAATCGCGCTATTAATTGGGCTAGAGCTATCGGCTTTATATCCGAGTGTACCATGAGCCAATATAGTGAAGATAAATTAGACTTTAATTTAATGGTTAGGAGATAAGCATGGGTGGATTAGTTGGCGGTGGTGATGGTGGCGCGGGTGCAGCAAGAGAACAATTAGCACAACAGCAAGCAGAAACAGCTCGTTTGCGTCAACAAGAGATGGAAACAAAGCGAAGCATGGGTGAGGAATTAGCATCTAAACGTTTAGCTCGCGCTCGCGGTGGTGCTCGTATGTTATTGTCAGAGGCCCGTACAAATCCAGAAGAAGGCTTATCTACTCAAACTACATTAGGTGCTTAATATGAAATCAGGTCTCTATGCAAATATTCATGCAAAACGTAAGCGTATTGAAGGTGGCTCTAAAGAAGAAATGCGTGAGCCTGGTTCAGAAGGCGCTCCTACAGATGCTGCATTTAAAAAAGCGGCTAAAACAGCTATGAAGGCTAAGAAAAAATAGATGGCTATTCAAGTAGAACGCGAGTCTATTACCACCAAGTCTAGGTTTGTATCGCCTACCTATACAGATAATAGTGGTTTGCAACAAGTAGTTGGCTCAGACAGGCCAGCGCCTGTGCTTGATATTAACCATTTGCGCTTGCATGAAGGCAGGGCTTACAACGCGTATAGAATATATCCTGATGCAGCTAAATTAGCTTCTGGTGCAAGCTGTAATATAGCAATTGCATGGGCAAGTGGCGTAAGTCCTCATCTATTAATTGATGCAAGTTGTGGCGGAGATTCAGAGCTTTATATTTATGAAGGCTCAACTGTTACTGGCGGAACATCATTTACAGCCGTGAATCGAAATAGAGTTATTAATTCTGCAAGCGAATCTGCAATTCTAATTAACCCTACTGTTACTAGCGTTGGAACTGAAATAGCTGCTCATGTTATTTCTGGGGGGACTGGAAAACATGCTAGTGGCGCAGGAACAAATGCTTTAGAGATGGTATTAAGCCCATTAACTACCTATGTATTTAGATTAACTAATGTCAACGGTACTGCACACATGGCTGAACTAATTTTAGAGTGGTACGAATAATGAGAAAAGAACACAAGAACCCAGAAGGCGGATTGACAGAAGCTGGTCGTAAATACTTTAAACGTACAGAAGGTTCAAACCTTAAGGCTCCAGTCAAGGAAGGCACTAATCCTAGACGAGTGTCATTTGCTGCGCGATTTGGTGGAATGGCTGGCCCATTAGTTGATGAGAACGGCAAGCCTACTAGATTGAAACTAGCACTCAAGGCATGGGGCTTTGGTAGTAAAGAAGCAGCTCGTAACTTTGCAAATAAACACAAGAAAGATTAATCATGGCTGAAATGAAGTTATCTCCAGAGCAAATTATCAAGAGACATGAAATTGCTCTAACTAAAAAAGAGGAGTTTCGTAGCCTATATGATGAGGCTTACGAGTTTGCTCTGCCACAACGAAATCTGTATGACGGATTTTATGATGGCAAGGTAGGCGGGGCTAAGAAGATGAATCGTGTGTTTGACGCTACGGCAATCAACTCTACCCAACGCTTTGCTAACCGTATGCAATCAGGCATCTTTCCACCACAAACTAAATGGTGTCGTCTTGAAGCTGGTACAGATATTCCTGCTGACCGTAAAGCTGAGGCTCAAGGAGCATTAGATGTATATACAGATAAGATGTTTGCTACGATTAAGCAATCTAACTTTGACATTGCTGTCGGTGAATCCCTATTAGACTTGTGCGTTGGTACATCTGTAATGATGGTTCAACCAGGTGATGATACTAGCCCAATTAACTTTATTCCTGTGCCACAGTTCCTAGTAGCCTTTGAAGAAGGTGCTAATGGTCGTGTGGACAATGTGTATCGTCGTATGCGTCTTAAAGGCGAAGCCATTACACAACAATGGAAAGATGCAAAGATTGAAGGCGACTTAGCAAGAAAGATTGAACAAAAGCCTACAGAAGATGTTGAGTTAATTGAAGCGACTGTATTCAATGCTGACCGTGGGGATTATGGTTACTATGTTATCCATAAAGAAACTAAGTCTACGATTGTCTATCGTCGTATGAAGTTTAGCCCTTGGGTCGTATCACGCTATATGAAAGTAGCTGGTGAAATCTATGGTCGTGGCCCGCTTATCACAGCATTGCCTGACATCAAGACATTGAATAAAGTGCTAGAGTTAGTGCTTAAAAATGCTTCATTAGCTATTGCTGGTGTTTATACTGCTGCTGATGATGGCGTACTTAACCCTAATACTGTCACAATCGCTCCAGGCGTGATTATTCCTGTTGCTCGTAATGGTGGGCCACAAGGTGAGTCATTGAGACCTTTACCGCGCTCTGGTGACTTCAACGTATCACAAATTGTGATGAATGATTTACGTATGAACATTAAGTCTATTTTGCTTGATGAGTCATTGCCACCAGATAACATGTCTGCTCGCTCTGCTACAGAAGTAGTAGAACGCATGAAACAGTTATCACAGAATTTAGGTTCTGCATTTGGTCGTTTGATTAATGAGACGATGGTTCCATTAGTAGAGAAGATTCTACAGATTATGGATGAGCGTGGCATTATCGACTTGCCATTAAAAGTGAATGGCCTTGAGATTAAGGTAACACCTGTTTCTCCATTGGCTATGTCGCAGAACATGGATGATGTACAGAATATCTTGCAGTATGCACAAATAGTACAGCAGTCAGGCCCAGAAGGTCAGTTTGCAATGAAAACGGATGCGCTCTTAGATTTGATTGCTGATAAGATGTCTATTCCGCAGGCAGTGCGTAACTCACCAGCAGAGCGTGATATGATGAAACAGCAAATGGCGGAAATGGCGCAACAAGCTAGAGAACAAGCAGACCCAAATAATCCTGTTGACATGCAATTATTGGAGGCTATGAAAAATGCAGGCTAGAGATGATATTGCACGCATAGCTTCGGCTAGGGCAGTTGAAATTGCTTCACGAGCAATCAGTCTTGCTTCGTCAGTCAAAGGCGAAAAGGGAGATAAAGGAGAACCAGGCGAAATTATCCTGAAGAATATTCCAGTCCCTGGAGAGAAAGGCGAAAAAGGAGAGCGTGGCTATACTGGAGCACAAGGCCCAAAAGGTGACAAAGGCGACAAGGGTGACAAAGGTGACAAAGGTATAGATGCTGTTGGCATTAAAGGCGACAAGGGTGACAAAGGCGATACTGGCCCACAAGGCGAGCGTGGATTTATTGGGCCTAGAGGATTTAAAGGTGATGAAGGCGAGCGAGGTTTAACTGGCCCAATCCCTAAACATGAAATTAAAGGGCTTAAGTTTAGGTTTCAACAAGACGACGGAGAATGGGGCAAGTGGATTATTGTCCCAACAGGCGGTGGCGGTGGCGGTCGTGATGACAAATTATTTGACCGTCAAAAAGAATTGATGGAAATTGCTGATGCTTATAAGAGTAATACAAATCCATTCCCAATAGTTTATCCGCCCGCTGGCATCCCTAATTCAACAGGTAGCGCATGGGGTACATCTTATGGTGTGACAGGCACAGGTAGTGTTGTATTAAGTGACAGCCCAACAATTACAGGCAATGTAAATATCGGAGTATCTCAATATGGGAATGCTGGAATCAGCACATTAATTAATAACGGAGTGCAAAATAACAATTTTGGAACAAGCGTAGAAGTTATTAATAACATTGGCAAAGAAACAGACGAGAATTTTCTTGGGTCAGAAACAATATTTAGGGGAAAAGTGACTTTTCAATCAAGTGCTTATTCTAGTTGGGATAACTGTGCAATTCAGATGCCTTTATCTGTTACAGGGAGTTTAACTGTATCAGGTGTTTTAACAGCAACAAACTCGTTGCAATTAACAGGTTTGTCCTCAGCCAATCAAAACATTGCTACATCCCAAACCACAGGTTCGCTAACAATTGGTGGAGCAAATGCTACTGGCACAACAACTATTGGGCAATCTACCGCCACACACACTTTCAATGTTGCAAATGGTACGCTTACAACACTTCGTGTAAGAACTATTAACATCGGTGTGGCTGGGGCTAGTAACTCACTTACGAATACAACAATAGGCACTACTGGAGTTCAAGGTAGCGTAAGAAGTGTTACCTTAGTAAATGGCACGATAAGACAACAAACATTTACAGTAGCAGGGTTACCGACAGGAGTTGCTGGAGCAAGAAGTTTTGTGACTGATGCATTAGCCCCTTCATTTGGCATGACAGTTGCTAGTGGCGGTTCTGTAGGTGTTCCTGTATATCACGATGGCACTTCATGGAAAGTAGGTTAAATATGGCACTATTAAAAGCGGTAAACACAGTATTCGGAATTGATGCAAACTATTGGAATATATATTCTATTAGCGAAGATTTCAAAAACAAATCACTTGAAGTAGTTATCAATGGTTATGTAAGCAAAGAAGTGCGAGATGAAAATCTTAATCCTATAGCATGGAATAACTTAACATTTGCTGGTGAAGATTATATTAAAGATGCTACTCGTAAAGCAGTCTACGAGAAGCTAAAGACAACTGACTTTGCAGATGCCGAGGATGTATAATGGCTCAACTAGACGGATGGGAAGGGCTAGAAGCACAGCAAACAGATATTCGTGATGTAGAGCAAGCCCGTGAGGACTTGTCTAAACTATGCCACCGAGTGTTAGCTTCTAATGAAGAAGGTAAAAAATTAATGGAATGGTTACGCCAAACCATATTAGAGCATCCTGTAGCCGTACCAGGAGCTGACCCTAGCTACGCGTTCTATCGCGAAGGTCAATGTAGCGTTGTACGGGATTTGGAATATCGTATAAAACAAGCAAAGGAACTTAAATGACCGAAGAAACAAACCAACCCCAAGCTGAGGAACAAGTCAGCGAAGGCTTATTGGATAATGCTTCATTTGAAAGTCAAGAACCAGTAGATGCAAACAAACCAGAAATTAGCCATCTACAAGAACCAGAAGATGATAGTCCTTTAGAGCGACCAGATTGGTGGCCTGAGAACTTCTGGAAGAAGGATGATGCAGAGCCTGACCTTGAGGCAATTGCAAAATCATGGACAGATTTGCGTAAGCAGATTAGTCAAGGTAAACACAAAGCGCCAGAAGATGGCAACTACGACTTCTCTGCATTTGGCAATACGCCAGAAGATGACCCAGTACGACAACACGTTGCTGGCTGGGCTAAAGAGTATGGTGTTAGCCAAGTAGCATTAGATGCGTTGGTTAGTAAAGTAGTTGAGATGGGTGGCGAACAACAGCAGCAGGTTAAATTCAATGCTGCTGCTGAGAAAAAAGCCCTTGGCCCTAATGCCGATACAATCATTAAAGGCATGACGGAATGGGGTGCTGGCTTAGTAAACAAAGGTATCTGGGGCAAAGACGACTTTGAAGAATTTAAAATCATGGGCGGTACAGCCAATGGTATTAAGGCTTTGATGAAACTTCGCGAGTCATACGAAGGTCGTATTCCAACGCAATCAGCTCCTGTAGATGGCGCACCATCTAAAGATGAATTGATGTCAATGGTTGGAGACCCGAAATACAAGACAGACCCAGCTTATCGTGCTAAAGTGGAACGTATGTTTAATCAAGCATTTGGTTAAGCTGAATCTCCGATAAGATTCTGCCCACTTCGGTGGGCATTTTTTTGCCTGTATAATAAATATTTTTAATTAAACTTGCAAAGTCTATTGTATTTGCTTATGGACTGTGATATAAAGAGCGTGGGCATATCATTAAATTGACCCCGAACACAAGTAATCTTGTCGACTGGCTTCCGTAAGTAGCAAGCAATGGCCCGCTTCGCGGCACACCACAGCACCAAAACTTTATTTTTAATTCGTTATTAGGAGATACATTATGAGCATGTCTTTATCAAATGCTTTTGTAACCCTCTTTGACGCAGAAGTTAAACAAGCATACCAAGGTAAAGCAATGTTGGTAGGTGCTGTACGTCAGCGTCGTGGAGTTGAAGGTTCTACAGTTAAGTTTCCAAAAGTGGGTCGTGGCGTTGCTACTCCTCGCGTTGGTCAAACAGATGTTACACCATTAAACGTTGGTTTTTCTAACGTTACATTGACACTAGAAGATTGGATTGCAGCTGAATACAGCGACATTTTCAGTCAACAAAAAGTAAACTTTGATGAGCGTTCAGAGCTTGTTCAAGTGTTAGGTAATGCTATTGGCCGTCGTCAAGACCAATTGGTATTAAGCGCTCTTGCTAACTCAGGCACATCATTGACTGTTAGTAATGACGTTGGTGGTACTGACACTAACATGAACGTAGCTAAACTTCGTCAAGCTAAAGGCTTGATGGACAAAAACAACGTTCCGCCAACAGACCGTCATATTGTTATCCACTCAAATGGGTTGCAATCATTGTTGTCAGAAACTGCTGTAACTAGCTCTGACTTTAATACTGTTAAAGCACTTGTTGCTGGCGAACTTGATACATTCTTGGGCTTCCAATTCCATGTATTAGGTGACCGTGCAGAAGGCGGTTTGGCAATTGATGGTTCACTTGACCGTACATGCTTTGCGTTCCACAAAGACGCTATCGGCTATGGCGAAGGTATTGCACCAAAAACAGAGATTAACTACATCCCAGAAAAAACATCATTCTTGGTTGCATCTATGTTCTCTGCTGGCGCAACTACTATTGATGCCGAAGGTATTGTTTCAATCGTAGCTCGTGAAACAGCTTAAGGAGAATAGATAATGGCTTATTCAGCAACTGGTTTTGCAACAATCGCAGCTTCTAAGGGTGGCGCAGCTCCAAGCATCTACTCTTATAAGACTGCTGATACTCAAGCAACTGTAAATACATCTGGTTACTTTAATGGTTTGTCAACAATGCTTTCTGTTGGCGACATCATTTTTGTTTACGATACAACTACTCCATCAGTAGTGCTAACTTATGTTCGCGCTAACTCTGGCGGTGTTGTTGACATTGCAGATGGTACAACTGTAAGTGCAACTAATACTGACTAATCAGTATTAAAAACTAGCTACTCTGCTCAAAAGGTGGAGTAGCTTTTTATTATATGTAGGGGTAAACATGGCTTCTGGTGATTCTGGCTTATCAATTTGTTCTGACGCATTATTAATGCTAGGGGCGAAACCAATCTCATCCTTTACCGAGGGTACTGACGAAGCATCAATCTGTGACCGCCTATATCCAGACATTCGTGACCAAGCTCTAATGATTTATCCTTGGAGCTTTTCATTTAAGAAAACGCAACTAGCGCGTTTAGTCACTACTCCAGTCAATGAGTTTAAGTATGAATACCAAATGCCAGCAGATAGGCTTGGCGCACCGCGTGCTGTGTATTCATCTAACGGAGTAAGTGAAGCACCAATTACGCAATATCGTATTATGGGCGCAAAGCTATTAACTAACGAAGAAGCAATCTACGTTGATTATCAATACTATGTACAAGAGACTGAGATGCCAGTGTGGTTTGTTCAGCTTCTTAAGTATCTAGTCGCATGGCACATCTCAATCCCAATTACTGACCAGACAGAGAAAGCTGCATATTGGCAAAGCGTAGCTGTAGGCTCGCCTGGTGAGAATGGTCGTGGTGGTTATATGCGTACAGCGATGAATATTGATGGTCAGAATCAACCAGCAAATAGTATTAAAGACTTCTCACTAATTTCTGTAAGAGGATAGTAAATGGCTCGTTTTGTTACAATGCAAACGAACTTCACGGCTGGTGAGCTAGACCCTCTTATCCGCGCACGTAATGACTTAAAGTCATATGGCAATGCTTTAGAGAAAGCAACTAATGTTGTATGTCAGCCACAAGGCGGAATTACTCGTCGTGGTGGTACTCGTTATATTACTGCTCTACCGAATACTGGTACAGAGTCTGCTGGAAATGGCGTTCGTTTAGTGCCATTTGAGTTCTCTACATCAGATAGCTATATGCTTTGCTTTACGCATAATCGCATGTATATCTTTAAGGCTGGCTCATTAATTACAAATATTAATGGAACAGGCAATCCTTATTTAGTAACAACGATTACATCAGCTATGCTCAATGAATTGTGCTGGACACAATCTGCTGATACATTGATTGCCGTGCATGAAACTTTAGCTCCAGTAAAAATTGTACGTGGTGCAAATGATTCATCATGGACAGCAACTACTATTACATTTGATAGTACCGCTAAATATGCGTTTACTCTAGCTTATGCTAATCCAGCAGGAACATTAACACCATCTGCTGTAACGGGTAAGATTACACTTACTGCATCTGCAAGCACATTTAATGCTGGACATGTAGGTCAGTATATTAATGCTACGCCACAAGGTAGAGCAAAGATTGTGCAATATGTAAGTGCAACAGTAGTTAATGCTGTAACAGAATTTCCATTCTTTGATACGACTGCAATTGCTACAGGAAACTGGGAAATTGAAAGTGGGTATGAATCAGTTTGGTCAGCAACTAGAGGGTATCCTAGAACAGTAACTTTCCATCAAGGACGATTATATTTTGGTGGTAGCAAAACTAGACCATCAACTATTTGGGGAAGTCGTGTAGGGCAATTCTTTGACTTTGAAGCGTCAGAAGGCTTTGCTGATGATGCTGTAGAAGCAACATTAGATACCAATACATTTAACGCGATTACTGATATTATTTCTGGTCGTGACTTACAAATCTTTACAACAGGCGGTGAGTTCTACGTTCCACAACAAGGCCTAGAGCCAATTACTCCTACATCATTCTTTGTAAATACAGCAGGGCGCAATGGAAGTAAGCCAGGCGTTCGTGTGCAATTGTTAGATGCGGGAACAATGTTTGTTCAACGCCAAGGCAAATCATTGAGTGAAGTAGCCTTTAGTGATACGCAACTTACGTACATTACTAGCAAAATTTCATTGTTATCAGGCCATTTGCTTAAAGGCCCAAAACGCATGGCATTGCGTAAGGCTGTTGATACAGATGAGAATGACTTGCTATTTATCGTTAATGGTACAGATGGAACAATGGCTGCGTACTCATTGTTGCGAGTTGAAAATGTTATTGCTCCATCAGAGTTCATTACTAATGGTGGTGAGTTCTTAGATGTTGGTATTGATATTACTGATATTTATAGCGTTGTTAAACGTACAATTAATGGTACTGTTCAATATTATGTAGAGAAGTTTGAAAATAACTTATTAACTGACTGTGCTAAAACAGGTGGAGCAGTATCATCATTATCAGCTTCGCATTTAGCTGCTAAGACTGTAAATCTTTTACTTGATGGGTTGGTTCAAGCTGACAAAGTTGTCGCGTCTGGTGGCTCTGTAACGCTTCCTAGAGCATCTACCACAAGCTATGAGGTAGGATTGCCTATTAGTGTTGAAGCTAGAACAATGCCTGTTGATATTAAGTTACAAACTGGTACACGAGTTGGCTTCAAGAAGCGGATTGTAGAAGTTAATGCGCTAGTGTTAGAAACTCAGCATATGAAGATTAATGGGATTGAGGTTCCATTTAGAGCATTTGATACGGCTGGTATATTAGATACAGATGTTCCTGAGTTTACTGGCACTAAAACACTCAATGGTATTCTTGGTTATAGCAATGAAGCAAAGATTACAATTACACAGACTTATCCTCTCAAGTTTACTTTACTTGGGATGGAGTATAAAGTAGCAGTACATCAAGGAACTTAATTATGACATGGGCAGCAGTCACAGCAGCAGTATCTACAGCAGCGCCATACATCGCAGCAGGGTCATCTTTATTGTCTGCGGTTGGCTCTATTCAACAAGGCAAGCAACAATCTGAGATGTATAAGTTGCAAGCGCAACAAGCTAAATTAAAGTCAGAGCGTGATGCGTTGCAATATGAACAACAAGCTAACTCTGTGTTAGATAGATTACTACAAACAAATGCAGCCGCAGCAGCAAAAGGATTTTCTGGTGGGGTATCAGGATTCTCTGGTTCCGCAGCATTAACTCAAAATGTTAATGAAAAGCGGGCTGGTAAAGATATTGGCGTGCTACAAGAAGGCGCTAAGACTGCACAGTCATTTGGTGATATTCAAGCAAGCATGTTGACGGAAGCTGCTGACCAAGCTATTACTGGCTCTTACTTTGACGCATTTGCTAAGATTGGAACTGCTGCATATATGTATGGGCAAACAGCCCCAGGCACTACAGGGGCAAGCATAAAATCAAGTAATGTATCTTCTGGTGTCAGTTTGGCAAATCCTAAATTCTATACAAAAGGGATTAATTTCTAATGGCTGATTTACCAAGATACCAACAAACAGGCCGTGTCTTTGCTGATGTTCCACAGCTAGACTTTGCTAATGTTCGTGAGAGCTTTAAAGCATCTCAAAGCATGTCTAGTGCGCTAGATAAGCTATCTGATTTTGCTGGGAAGTATGCAGAGAAAAAAGTAGAAGAAGATGCTGTTAAATGGGCAGTAGAAAATCCATATACATTAGAGCAAGCTCAAGCTGCAAATGAGGCTGGGCTAACAATGGATGATGTTGTTAAATCATCTGGCGGTGGCGTTGTTTGGCAAAACACTATTCGTAAAATTCAAGGCGAACAATTACGTATTGAGCTTGAAGGCTTGTCTAAAGTACAGTTAGCAGGGTTGCAAAAGCAAATTGATTTGCGTCAAATTACTGACCCATCTGAAATTGCTGATAAGATTAATTCTATTGGCACTGGTTTATTTGCGCCATTAAAAACATTAAACCCAGAGTCTTATGTAAAAGGTAAGAACGCATTTGGTTTACATGCTTCATCATTGTATAACGATGCTGTTAAAAAGAGTGTTGAGCAGGCTAAAGAAACTGCTTTGTTTAATGCAGAAGCAAATTTATCAAGTCAGACAGAGTTGGATAAGCTGGCTATTGATGCAGCATCATCATATCAATCATTGTTAGCAACCAAAGAGTTAGGTGCTCAACGCGTGTTTGAGTCATTTGCTCAAGCAGATGTTAAAATTGCTAGAGTGCAAGCCGATAAATATCGCACAGGGTTTGATAATTTAATTGTTAATTCATTTGTAAAGTATACTTCTACTGGAGATAAAGCAAAGGATTTTGCTGTAATTAATCGTATGGTAGAAGGTGATTTTGGCGATGAAAAAATGAACGCTAAATATGCTTCGCTTGATTATGAACTACAAGACAAAATTCGCAAAGCAGCGTTGGATAGACGTAACGATAATTTTAATGCAGCCAAACAACAAGAGCAAGCTGACCAGTTTGAAAACAGAGTTAAGATTAGACAAGATAAAGAAAAGTTATTGGCTGGAGATTTGCCATACAATGAAGCTATTAGTTTAGCAACAAGCATGCACAGCAAAGGGTATATTGACGATTCATTATTCAAAACAATTACCAATCCGTCAGAAGGTGATGGCAATGCTGAATTGCTTGGTAAGGTTCAATATAATATTGCAATGGGCGTCTATAAAACTCCATACGATGTGCCAGACTCAGACTATGCTATGCTTAATAAACAACAGCGTAAATCTGTATGGTCATTCTCTGCTAATAAACAATTGCAAGAAAATATTAAAGGCGTTAATGCAGCAGTTTCAGACATTACTGGCGGTAAAATTGATAGCGGCAAATATGCAACTATTACAAAAATATCTGAAATTGCACAAAGAAAAACAACGGAAGCTCTTAATGCTGGAAAATCTGTTGATATGGCAAAGATTAATCAAGAGGCTATTATTGAAGTTCAATCAGATATTAAAGTGCAAAGTTTAATCAGCGAACAAAAAAGTGCTTATGATAGAATCCTTAGGATTTCTGCTGTTGCAAAAAATAGCGATAAATTTGATATTAGAAATGTAGAGTCATTTATTAATATATATGGTAGCGAGCTTGATGATGAAGATAAGAAAACATTAAGACAACAAGCATTGAAGTTTAATGGATATATTAATAACACATTAAAATCATGGAAAGACTTTTCATCAAATGCCTCAAAATAATATTGTTACATTCGATGATGTACATTCAGACGCTTATGATAAATATATCTATGATGCGTATACATCTAAGGCCCCGTCAAAACTTGACGTAGGCGGAGTTATTGGCGAGGTTCCATCTGATATTCCAGTTGATGAGAATACAGCAATGCACCCTATTGGTTCAAAAGCTCAAGAGGCTTATGGCTTAGTTAAAGGCGGAGTCCAAAGTGAACTTGCTTTGCCTAACTTCTTTGAAGGTTTAGCTAGAGGTATTTTTAAAGCTGTTAAAAATCCAGAAGACCAAGGAAGAATTAAATCTTTCTTAGAAGGCATGGATGAAGCAAAATGGCCTGATATTAAACAATGGAAAACAATCTTGAAAGAAATTGGCGTTCCTGATGTTGCTGCAACGAAATCAGCAGAGCTTATGGAAGGCATTGGTGAAGCTGTTGCGCCAGGCGCAGGAATATCAATAGCTGGAAAGCTTGGTTCAAAAGCTATTAAAAAAGTAGGGAAAACAAAAGCATCAGTATCAGTTGGTACAGCTACAATTGCTGGCGAAGAAAAGGCTAAATAATGATTGATTTAAACGCAAGTCTTGACAAGTTATCAAATGCAGCAAACTTACCAGATAAGCAAGAGGTCTTGCCTGCTGATGAAGTAGCGCCATTTATTGAGAAGCCAGCTCAAGACTCAAGCACATTTACTGGTGAGAGCGAGATGGTTGCTATTGCACCAAAAGAAATTGTGCGGGGGGTTGTTGATGTTGCTCAAGGACTTTTCAGTAAAGGCAAAAAGATTACAAAAGAAACTGATGCTCAGCCTAAAATAGTTGAGCCGACTAATGCTCCGCTTACAATTGAAAAGAAAAAGCCAATTACTAAGGCGCAGCAAAAAGAAATTACTAAGATTCAAGATGAAGCATCAAAAGAATCAATTATTACTACAGAAGATTTAAAAACAATTTCTGAGAAAAATGCTGAAAAAGCTACTGTTGCAGAAGAAGTTAGAAAGTTAGATGAAGCAGAAGGAGTTGTTCCGCCAAAAAGAGCTGTTGATAACTTTGGTCAGAGTGTTAATTCATTAGATGATTTATCAGAAAGCAATCTTGAAGACTTAATCTTAAAGTCTATTGATATTAATAAGACTCCTCAAACGCATGATGAATTAATTAAGATGGCAGAAGCCTCTGGTTTTGATGGCGCGTTCTTACGTCAATTACGTGAAGGTACAAACTTTAGCGAGACAACAGCTAAGAGTATTGCGTTAGCAAATGAATCGCTTGTTAAAATTAAAGAGTTAGCTCTAAATAGTATTGGTAAAGAAAAGACATCGACCGAGTATTTAGATACTGTTCGTGAAATGCAAACATATAAGTACCTTCTTAATAAAGCCTATGGCATTAGACAAGATGGCGGTAGAGCATTGAACGCATGGAAAATTAAAGGCGACTCTATCAATATTAAAAATGATATTGAATCAATCATTAAAAGTGGTGAACTTGATGACACTATGAAAATGATGTTAAATGATTCCCTATCTGACGCTCAACGTGCAGGGATTATCAAAGCATCATTAGCTCCAAATGGCTGGGCTAAAGCCAAGCTATTATATTCTGCTGGTATCCTTGGCAGGTTTGGTACACAAGCAAAGATGATTACTGGTGAACTTGGCAATGCTTTAGTTGTTGAGCCTATTGTTCGTGGTGGTGCAGCTACATCTTGGTATGCAACATATCCAGTTAAAAAGATGCTTGGTATGGATACAGGCGAGCGATACATGTATAGCGAAATGTTTGCTATGTATAAAAGCTTGCCAATTGCATTTTCTGATGGATGGCAGTTTGCAAAAGAAGCATGGGCTACAGGCAGAGTGGCTGGGAGTTCTTTAGTTGATGTAGATAAAGCTGCATTTGATGTATTAAGCTATGAAACAAATGATAAGTTTTTAAATGCTGGCATTAAGGCAGTAAACTTATTGGCTTCTTACGGCCCTAAAACACTTGTTGCTGGCGGTGATTTCTTTAAAGGCGTTCACTATCGGATGCGTATTGAGGCCGAGGCAACTAGAAAAGAACTTGAAGCCTATGCTTCTGCTATTGATGCTAATGCAAGTCATAATGATGCACAGCTAATTGCAGCTAATGCAAAACAAATGATTTATGATAATCCACCAGACGCATTATTTGATGAGGCAAAAAAGATTGTTCTTGAAGAGCCATTGCCAAATGTATTGCAAGGGTTGGAAACATACGCAAGACGCGACGACGCAGTTGGCTTAATTGCTAAGTTTACATTTACATTCTCCAAAACAAGCATTAATGAATTTAAACGATTGATTGAACATACTCCACTTGGAGCTGTTTCCCCATCTTATAAATTTATGAAGTCAACATTTAATGGAAGCCTTGCTCAAGACTTACAATCATTTGATGCTAAAAAAGTTGACATGGCCGTTGCAAAAATGGGCGTTGGCACGATGGCAATGACTGCTGGAGTTTATGCTGGCATGAATGATAGGCTGACTGGTGACGGCCCAACAGATAAAAAGTTGCGTGATGCAATGACAAACCAAGGATGGCAACCAACAAGTTTAGTTTTCAATATTGCTGATGCAACTCCAGAGCAAATGAACAAGTGGAAAAGTATTCCATTAACTACTTTAGGTACTGGGGACTACAAAGGAAAAATCTTTGTTTCTTATGCTGGTACAGGATTAATTGGCTCATGGCTAACAATGTCTGCAAATATTGCAGATTATATGAGATATGAAAAAGATTTAGGCGCGATTAAGAATGTAGTATATGGCGCAAGCATGGGATTAGCTGGGGCAATTAGAGATACATCTTATGTAAATGGTATTGCTAATGCGGTTAAGTTGTGGCAAATGAATAACTTTACTGATGATGCTTCTGCTGTAGATAAAGTAATTGAAGGGCTGGTTGCTTCTGGAGCAAAGAATGTTGAAAACATGGTTCCTGGCATTGGTATTTTAAGGACTGCTAGACAGTTTACCGACCCTAAAGTTAGAGATATTAAGCCAGATGCAACAGAAGATAGCCCAGAAATGAGAGGGTTAAATGAAGCATGGAATGAATTTAAGAATAGCGTTCCAGGACTAAGTAAAACATTGCCATCTAAGATTAATATGTGGGGAGAACCTGTCTCTCACGAATATCCTGGGCTTCCATATAGAGCATCTAAAGGGAAACAGCGGCTTGCTGACAAAATGATTATTCAGACAAGTGCAGATGTTGCATTGCCTCAATCATTTATCACTGAGGAGTTTGAATTTGATACGCTTACTATTGATAATACTGGCACGCCAAATAAATTAAAAACTCCTGTTACTATTAAATTAACTAATGAAGAATATAAAGAGCTAGTATCTATTGCAAATGTCAAATATAATCTTGAAGGTGAAATTGAAAAGCTACAGAATAATTTAGAAAAATACAACAAAATATATGCGGCTGATGTTCCTAATCTTTCTCAAGAACAAATCAATAGAAGAAATGTTAAAGTGATTGAAAGTTTAAAGAATGACATTGAACATAAAGTAAGTGAAATATATGAAAAATCGAGAGATGACTTATATACTAATAGCGATTATAGTTCAGAGTTAAAAGATAGAGCAGCCGCAGAAGCAGAAAGCAAAATGGCTAAATATAAATTTCCAGTAAGGGGCACTAAATAATGGCAGATTATCCAATTAGTAACGTAGCAAGACGTATAGTCTACACAGGCTCTGCTGGTGTTGGCCCTTACGCCTTTCCATTTGAAGTGCTGACTAACACAGACATTAACGTATATAAGAATGATACGTTACTAACTCTGACAACTAATTATTCAGTTACGATTAGTCCCACTTTGGGAACAGGCTCAATTACCTTAGTAAGCGCAGCTACAAGCTCAGACCGTATCACTATCGTTGGCGCTAGAGCCGTACAGCGTACAACAGACTTTACGACTGGTGGAGACTTCTTTGCTAACACATTAAATGATGAGATGGATTCACAGACAATCCTTACTCAGCAGATAGCAGAAACAGCAGAGCGTTCTATCAAGGCCCCTGTAACCGACCCTACTAATATCAACATGACGTTGCCAAAGAATACTGACCGTGCTGGCAAGTTCTTGGGGTTTGATGTAAATGGCAATCCTGTGGCTGTTGAAGGAACAGGCGAAACTCCTAGTGTGCAAAATATGGCATATCAAACTTCTAACAATGTAAACATTAGTGGCGGTGTAATTACTGGCATTACTGATTTAGCTGTTGCAGATGGCGGAACTGGCTCATCAACTGCATCAGGTGCTAGAACTAATCTTGGACTTGGTACTGTAGCTACAGAAAATATAGTTCCTATCGCTAAAGGCGGAACAAATAATAATTCATTAGCTGTCAGTCCAGGCGGTGTTCTTTATACTGACGGCACAAAAGTAGTCAACGTAGGAACTGGCACAAGTGGTCAAGTTTTAACATCTGCTGGCGCAAGCGCACCTAGTTGGATTAACACTAATCCACTTACATCTGGAACAGTAGTAGCAGTTTCTGGAACTAGCATTGACTTTACGTCTATCCCTTCATGGGTTAAGCGTGTTACTGTAATGTTTAATGGAATAAGCACAAATGGATTTTCAATTCCATTAATTCAAGTAGGTGCTGGTTCTGTAACAACAAGTGGATATTTAGGAGCGGCTACAGCTTATGCTGGCGGTTCTACTGGTTCAGCAGCAAACTTTACAACTGGCTTTGCAATTGGTAATTTTAACTCAGCAGCTAACATTAGACATGGCGCATTAATATTAAATAATATATCTGGAAATATTTGGTCTTGTAACGGAACTATAGCATTAAGCGATAGTGCTGGGGCAGGTTCATCAGCAGGAACTATATCACTTGCAGGAACTCTTGATAGGGTTCGCATTACTACAGTAAACGGCACAGACACATTCGATGCTGGCTCTATTAACATTTTGTACGAATAGGATATAGATATGAGAATTGAAATGAATTTAGAAACTGGTGAAATTACAGAGCATGAAGATGCGCCTGTGACGTGGGAAGTTCCTGTTGAAGTGACGCCTGAGCCACCAACAAAGAATCAATTACTAGCCGAACTAGAATTATTAACAGCCAAGATACAAGCACTAGGAAACTAACAAATGGACGACCAAACAACACGACTAAATCGTATTGAGGAAAAGCTAGACAAGGTTGGCGAAGCTATCATCTCCCTTGCCCGTATGGAAGAACGCATGGTAACTTTGTTTAGCCGTATGGATAACTACGATAAACGTCAGACAGTCATGGAAGAACGTGTCTCTAAGATTGAAGTCAACTCCGCATCTAGTGCATGGGTAGAGCGAGTTGTTTGGCTAATCGTTGGTGGCTTAATTATGGGGACAATCTACTTTGGTAAATAGTCGTTCACTAGATGAGCTTCATCCTAAAGTCAAAGAGCTTTGCGAGAAGTTTATTCACGCCTGCTCTACGCAAGGGATTGATGTCATTATCACTTCTACTTATCGTGATGGGGAAAGTCAAAATGCTATCTATGCTCAAGGCCGTACTACTGCGGGCAAGATTGTTACCAATGCAAGAGCTGGTCAGTCTTATCATAATTTTCGTTGCGCTTTTGATTTTGTTCCCATTGTAAATGGCAAAGCTCAATGGTCAGACTTAAACTTGTTTGAGAAGTGTGGCAAGATTGCAGAGATATGTGGGCTAGAATGGGCAGGGCGTTGGACTAAGTTCCGAGAGTATGCTCATTGCCAGTATACAGGCGGATTAACTTTGTACGACTTACAATCAGGCAGAACGTTTTAAGGAGTAATTATGTTTAGTGGTTTAGCTAGTTTAATCTTCCCAGCATTGATGCCAGCACTAACAGATGGACTACGAGGTATCTTTGCTAAAGTCACAGGCGGTGCAGGCGGTACTCCACAGAATGTCAATGAGCGTATTCAACTCATGCAGGCAGAGACAGCAAGGCTTCAAGCCCTAGCTGAGATTGATAAGCCAAGTGGTGAACCTAGTCGTTGGGTAACTGACATGCGCTCATCCTTCCGATACATTGCTATCTTAATTATATGGCTTGCTACTATTGGCGCTGTGTTCACCCCAGACATTGCCCAGCCTATTACGTTGATGATGCTAGACCTCAGTGGTGCGTGCATGTCATTCGTTATTGGCGAACGCATGTACTTGAGTCTTAAAAAATGAAAATACTATTGCTAGATATTGAGACGGCCCCTAACTTAGTACATGTTTGGGGGCTTTGGCAGCAAAATGTATCTATCAATCAGATTATGGATAGCGGATATGTAATGTGCTGGGCTGCAAAGTGGTATGGAGAAGATGACATATACTTTGATAGCGTATATAAAAGCAAGCCCAAAAGGATGCTTGAAAAAATATATCAAATGCTTGAGGAGGCTGATGCGGTTATTCATTACAACGGCACAAAGTTTGATATTCCAACCCTCAATAAAGAGTTTCTCCTATACGGCATGACGCCTCCAGCTCCATATAAACAAATAGACTTGCTAAGAACAGCTAGGTCTCAGTTTAGATTTCCCTCTAACAAATTAGATTACGTTGCACAATCTCTTAACTTAGGAAAAAAAGTTAAGCATATTGGCCATGAACTTTGGATTCGTTGTATGAATGATGAGCCAGAAGCATGGGAAATGATGGAAGAATATAACATTCAAGACGTAGCTTTATTAGAAAAGGTTTATGACAAGCTCAAGCCTTGGATTAAAAGCCATCCAAATCACGGAGTCTATGAAGGCGGAGTGTGTTGTACCAATTGTGGTGGAATTAATTATCAACGCAGAGGTTGGGCATATACTAGCGCCCATAAGTATCAACGCTTTGCCTGTACGGATTGCGGAACGTGGTTCAAAAGCACAAAATCTAATCTGTTTGATGAGCCAAAAAGGTTTAGTGCAGTTTCGTGATTATTGGTATATCATGATAGTTTTAAACAGGAGCTATCATGAACAAAGAAGAACGTTTGATATGGCAAAGAGAGTATAGAAAAAATAACGGAAATATCTCAACAAAGAAATATGAGAAAACTAAGAAGGGATTTCTGGTTAGGCTTTACAGAAATATGGAATCAAGGATAACTGGAGTACAGAAAGTTAAAGCCCACTTGTATGTAGGCAAGGCGCTTTTAAATAGAGATGAGTTTTATGAGTGGTCATTAAATAATATTTCGTTTCACAATTTATTTGCAGACTGGGAAAAGTCAAATTATGAAAGAAGATTAACTCCTTCTGTTGATAGAGTTGATTCATCTAAAGGTTATGAGATTAGCAACATGGAGTGGATAACGTTTACAGAAAACTGTAAGCGTGGAGTAGCTAGTAAAAATAAAATGAGGAAAGGTACAACTACTAATGGCTTATGAGCAGGAAGAAGAATCAGTAGTAGACTTGTGCGATAGAATACTTGGCTCTGAGATTGATGAGATTGCAGTCGACTCTGACAATGAGATTGTTTATATCTATACGAGCAATGGCATGATACAGATTAGTGGCGATGACTTACGGATGTATGTTTCCTGTGATAAGTACGATGATTAATTAATGATTATCTCTATTGTTTGTCTTTAATATTAAGCACATTATTAAACACAAGCACTTTTGCTTATCATATATTAAGGACTAATCATGTGGACTAAACCATCAGCTACTGAAATGCGTTTCGGCTTTGAAGTAACAATGTATATTTGCAATCGCTAATAGTGTAGGCCCTCGTTACCATTCTTTCCGATGGTATCAATCCTCGCTTCATCCCACTCATCACTACTATTCTCTGGATACTCATTTAATGGTAGTGGTGGTGGCACCCAGCGTGGCTTCTTAGGTTTCGCTCCAAAAATTTTATCAAAGTTATTTTCAAACTCTTTACTGTTTAGTCTGGAGACCAAAGGGTCATTCGTAATATCGTTAGTCGCTGCCATACTTTCTCCTAGTCTCAATTAGCTTATTCACATACCAGACTGCCTTCTCATAGTCCTCTATCTCGTCATCCTTTAGCCCAGCGCGTGATAGGTACTTGATAGCTGTCAGCCTTAGATGCCCACAGAACTCCTCATGTGTAGACTTGGCTTCCATGTAGTCGATTGTTTCAATGCCCCCACTTGTGTAATGGCTTGGATGATTGACGGCATCAGCCGATTTGTCTTTATAATACATTGCTCTTGCATCAATAAAATCCTGTTCATTAGCTTTATATATTTCCCATTCCTCATTATCCATTTGGATAGCCTCGCTAGGGCGAGACTCTTTAAACCTTAACATCAAATTTTCATACGCGTTCATATTTAATCCTCAATGCTATTCCTACTAGCAGCCCTAAGATAAAAGCCTCTTTGTAACATGTAACGTACCAGTAAATAGTTTCAATCATTCGTTATCTTCCCTATCCTTTGATGATAATCGCCACGCATATCTTTAAAAGTTACTGTGCAACTTTGATGTAGGCTAGTCCACAAACTCATCGTTAAGAAAGTTACATGCAACCCTCCTGCGATAGCGTTATTCATAGTGGGCCTACTGCGCTATCAAAGATTGCAAACGTGCTACCAATGCCACGATTAACCTTGTCTGACTTGCTACGTTGCCAAGCGTACCATCCTGCTGGCTTGTTTGTATTTAGGTAAGTCGTGCAATTGGGATTATCCTTGTCAACGATGACAGTCCGAGAATCAAACTCATTCATGTTGCGATTCATCTTTTGCTCGGCATCAAGCCTGTTTAACTCACGTTGTAAGTCACCTACCTGCAAATGCTCAATGCGTTCAATATATTTTTGGCCTTCAAATATTTTGTTTGTCTTGCTGTAAAACATTGCCACCTTGTTATCAATAGGGCATCTTTGTTTGTATGCTACTTTGATATATTTGCGTGACTTTAAATAAACTAAGTCATAGTTGAGGCGGCTTCTGCTTTCGTATTGCTGAAGGATTTGCGCTGCTGTCTTTGGGCCATCGCTGATGAACTCAAGCAATGCAACCTGGCGCTTCATTGAAATCATGCGAAGTAATCCGCGTTTGTTTACTGTATTTTCTAATTTAATTTTCATGATAGTTTCCTAATAGTGTTGGGGTACTAACGTAATTACGATTAATAAAGTGAGCACAATATATCGTGCGCTTTCCCCCATTCTTTACATTAAAATGGTACGTCAGAGTCCATTTCATCTAGTGGTTGGTTCTGATAGGCATTACCTTTTGCCATCTCTTTTACTGGTGCTAGGTCAGGTTCTGCTAGGTTAGCAAAGCCATCCCAATTCAATGGAATCGTCTCAAGTTTGGCAGCAAGGCCACCAGTCTTAGTCTCCATCACGACACCAATCTTAATCCAACGTGCTTTGGTATCGCCATTCTTGTCTTTGTATTCGCCATTCTTTGCTACTAAGTTATATTTTACAGCCATGATTATTTTCCTTTTAATCGTGTAATTACTTGTTCTACTTCATCGTTAAATTCTACTACTTTACTTTCAAGCTCTGCAATATAGGCATCATCACGTTCGTACCGCTTAATGAATAGTTGCATATCTTTTGGTAACTCTGGACAAAACGAGACAAAATCTACCCACTTGCTGTGCGTACACGCCATCTGCCAAGCCATCTGAGGAATGTACTTTGCTGGCACCTTATCGTCAAGCAAATACTTAACGTGAGTTTTAGCCATAGGACATTTAATCTCAATCAGCCCGTCATCTACAATGCCATCAGGACTTGCGCCACTCATAGGAATAGCAGGATGGTCAATGAACGCAACTTGTTTTACAAACGTAGCACGTTCTACCTCATACCACGCACGTGCAATCGGTTCTAGCTCAATTCCACGCTCCATGTGAGCATTGGTATACCCATCAGTAGGAACGCCTGTTAAGCGCTCGCACACGAGCTCTATGCGGTAGTTCTCACGTCCTGCTGCTTCTCCTACTTTAACTTGTGCCATGACATCAGTAATGCGACTAGCAGTAATCTTGCCACATCTCATGTCTAGCCATTCTTGTGAGCCTTGTTCAATCATTATCTAATCCTCGGCATTGATTTAGCTAACGCATACTTGTGGCCCATCTGAGCTACAATCTCTGCGACACGTTTCTCACGCTTCTTAACTGCAACTGCTGGTGGAGCTGACAATTTATAAAAGTTATTTAGTAGCATGATTACACCTCGAATAGTGAAGCTACTTCTTTAGCACGCGCAATGACTTGAGCCTCTGCTGACTTGTTGCCATGGCATGCATTCATGGCTTGCTTGTATGCAACTGTCAATGCTGCCTTGTCTTTTGCTTTGCCAAGCTCTGCTAGGATTGCGTCAGTGTCAATGTCTACTTGTGGCAAATCTTCGCCAGCATAGATGTATAAGCCAATACCAAAGCAAGCAATACATTTAGCCAGGCATCGCATTGTCGCATCGCTAATCTTACGTGCATCAGGATTAGTAATCGCATTGTTACGGTTATCCATCACTGGTAACTGCATGCGCATAGTCTTTCCAAGCGCTGTAACGTTACAAAACACCATCATGGTATCGTTATATACCTTTGGCTCTGGAAACTCCCATGAAGCGTTAGGGTCATTCTGTAATAGGGTATCAACGGCCCAAGTCCATGATAGGTAAGTGAGCTGGCCTTTCTTTTCCGTGTGCTCATTTACGTTAATCTTGCGTAGTTCTGAGTATGTAGTCATTATCGTTTCCTGTTGTTGTTTAAGTTCGTCCATTACTTCTGCTTGAAATTGTTGTTCGCTCATAGGTTGTTAGCCTCGTGGTCAATAATCATATCTTCCAGGGCATCCATGACGCGCTTAGATAACAATTCCTCGATGTCTTGTGTGCTGTCAGTAAGCTCTACTGAGTGGATGGTAACTGAGTAAGTCGTAGGACTATCACCAGTTCCGTATGGGTCAACCTCGATGTCACATTCATAGAATACATCTAGCTCTATGCCGTATACTTCGAAGGTCTCTAACGTGCCGTCTTTAATTGCCATTATCGTTTCCTCATAGTTAGTACCAAGTGGTACGCTTCACAATATATATATCTGTGAGCTATCCGTATAATGATTTATTTAAATGACTTTGTCAATATCGATAAGAAATTTTAATTGAACTATGGATTATGCTGATATATCATAGTCATTAGTGAATTTATGAATGGCCTGGACAAGAGGTTAGTATTGATAAGTTCATTGCGAACTGAGGCTGTTATTGAGATGCTTGTCCCATCTTGGTAACGGCCTTTTTTTATGGAGAAAAGAAATGGATTGGTTTAGACACGATTCAAACGCGAACCTTGATGAGAAGCTACAAGAGGTTCTGCTAGACTATGGCCTTGAAGGCTATGGCCTCTACTGGTATTGCATTGAGCTTATTGTAGGCAAGACCAATACTGATAACATTACCTTTGAGCTCAAGCATGATGCTAGGATTATTGCTAGGAATACAGGCTCCAGTCCACAAAAGGTAGAGGAGATGATGAAGCGCTTTGTATCTCTTGGATTGTTTGAGAATGTAGATGGGAAGATTACTTGCTTAAAGGTTGCCAAACGTTTGATGTCGTCAGCCACAAGCAACCCTCAGATGCGTAACTTGATACAAAATATTAAACTAAGTCATGATGCCGTCATGACGACGTCAGATAAAATCAGCCCAGATAAGATTAGATTAGATGAGATTAGATTAGATAAGACTAGAACAAAACCATCGCGCGAAATCGCGCTTGTTGTTTCGCATGACTTTGAAACTTTCTGGCATACATACCCAAAGAAAGTTGGAAAAGATGCAGCGCTTAAATCGTGGAATAAAGCAAAGCCACATCTTGATGACGTATTAAACGCATTGTATTGGCAACGAGACTCTGAGCAATGGAAGAGGGAGAATGGAAAGTATATTCCTAATCCATCTACGTATCTTAATCAAGGTCGCTGGAAAGATGAAGCGCCAGTAGAGGAGCTATGGTAATGACTAAAGACGAAGCATTGAAGATGGTAATTGATAATTTAGAGTTGCAAGATTTTAATACTGTTAATGCATCTTTAATTGCATATTGTAAAGAAGCGCTAGCACATCCTAGCATCGCAGAATTAAATGATGAATATTTGCGTAATACTCATGTAGAAGGATTAGAGGATATTTCCAAAATGGAAACAACCAGTCAGCCAGCACAAGAACCTGTGGCGTGGTTATATAAAAGAGAAAATAGCAGTGGTGGATGGTATGTTGTTACAAACTATGAAAAAGAAAATGATAACGGCGCTAGAAATATTCAGTGTTATGATATTC